TTTCCTCACTACCAGAAATTACTTCATCTTTATTTGGATCAATTCCTATCTTTTCAACATTACTACTTGGATCAGGTCGATTAGATCTATTTGCATCTGATACACCACCTGGTGTTGCAGGTCCTACTTGTTCATTAAACTCTCCACTTATAATTCCATTCTTTGATAGTGTTCCATAAAAACCAGACAATGTACCGAAAGGGGTGTCACTTAATGTTGTTTTTCTTGTTCTTGGAAATACACCTAATATTAATGTCGGACCTCCACCACCACGAATTCCATACACCATATCTCCTTGACTTATTCTTGCTGATCTTAATTTATACGCACCACCCGAACCAGCAGTAGTTGGAAGTAAGGCAAAAGCATAACTCAACTCACCATCAGTTACATTATCTACATTTGAATTATCACCTAATATTCTGACTTTATATCTCCAACCCCATCCACTATCAATTTGATCTTTCTGAGAATCAAAAGACACAACTTTTCCTGACCAAGATTGTAATGGTTTCTTACCATACTGATCTTGACTACTTGATTTTATAGATGGAGTCTTTGAAGTATTATGTTCGCTCATTTTTTGCTAGTATATAGTCCGTATGTATCACGGGCAAGAGTTAATGATGTATAAGAATTAGATGGATCAAAGTGATGACAAAGATGTAGAATTAAATAATATCCACTTCGATGTTGATTATAAATTGACAATAGTTTTTCATCTTGAGTGATGTTTTCTAATTTTAATTTAATAACTTCACCTGCTCTCAGTTGAACATTACAAGGAACTTGAATATCAACTAATTGAGAATGTAGTAATCCATATCTCATATGAGCTCTTGGTTCATATTTAGATGGACTATTTAAAACTTCTTCACTTACACCTTGTTCATCTGCACCAGGATTTATTATATAAGAGTAAGACTTAGAAAAGTTTTTAGAATCCACTGGAATTTTTTGTTTATCACCTAGATTAGATGAACTTAATAAATTCTCTACCTTTTCCTGATACTCACCTGTAAGTGTATTCATTGTACTGACACGAACATTATATAAACCATGCTTCAAAGCATTTAATTGATTTTGATCTCTCTTTACAACTGGTGGCAATAATACTTTAAAGTTATTTTCATCATTATCAAGATTCGCATCTAACTGTCCAAAATAATCGTAAGTATGAGTATCTTCATAAGCATTATTAGAAAATCTATCAATACCTTCGTTTATCAAACCTTCGATTGATCTAAATTGAAATCCATCTTGTGTTTCAAAGAAAAAATAACCAGGATCTTTACCTGTTTCTGGTATGGATTTTTTACACAACTCTAAACAAACATCTAGTGGTGGTTCATGATTTCCAGATACTTTATCAACATTACTTGTTTTTTCAATATTTCTTTTATTTTTTGGAACCTTTAAAGAATCTAATATTTTGTCAATTATATCACTTATTCTTGACTCTTGATATACTTTTTCTAATGGTTTTTTACTACTATCGATTGAATACTTTGAGACTAGAGGTATGAGAACTGATTGTTTTTGGGAATCATCAACATTCATTGGACTGCCAGTGACAATCATTGGATCTTTTGTAAAATTTAATTCACCATATCTTGTTGTAATATTAAACGCAACCTCTTCAAAACCTTCTATTGGTAACGCATCTTTCAGTGTACCTCTTAAACCAGTTCTCGCATCAGTTACACTTCCACCAACATCAGCTTGCACCATACTTGCTGTGATCATAGGTGAATAAACACTTTCAAAATAATTAAATCCTAGTATTTTACCTTCTAAACGAACCGATGTACCTCGACTAGGTTTACTAATCTCTAAGAAAGTATAATTCGATGGTCCTGCTGCTGACATTATTTCTCACCCATAATGATTGGTTGTCTAACAAATACTGTTTTAATTTTACTTTTCTTTTTCATATTAAGATCTGCAACTTCCTTATCTAATGGTTCAATGTTAACATTGTTTCCTCCACCTAACACATTCATACTTTCTGCAAATGTTTTTCCACCAAAAGGATTATCTTTAAATAATTCACCAGTGACTATAGAGGAACCTAATTCAGAATTTGGTGATTTAGATTTTATCACATTTAAATTTTTTTCTAAATCTTGATTTTCATCTTTTATTTTTCCTTTAAATTCATCATACTGACTTTTAGTAGACTTAGCAAATTCATTTAACTTATCAGTTTCAGTTTTTATACCTTCAAGTTCTTTATTAACCTCATTTAACTTTTCTGCATTATCATCATTCAATTCCTCTGGTATCTTGATTTCATTCTTAGGTTTAAAAAATCCCATAAAACCATTAAATGTACCCGTAAAGAATTTACCTATACTCTTTAAACCATTCATAAATTTTTCAAAAGTATCACCTTTAAAAAATTTTACTATATTTTCAACATTATTCACTGCAATACCCACAAGCAATAACCCTAAGAAATTTCCTGGTTTAGATGCAACTACTTTACTTGCTATATTTTTAGCAGCTGCTCCAACATTTCTTGTCATTCTTTTTGAAGTTTCTAATATTTTTTCTTTTGTTCTTCTTCTTTTTCTTGCAACTGTAACTCTATCAAAATTTCTTTTTTTAAATGTTATTTTTTTAAGTTTTTTCTTACCACCTTTTAATATACTCCTTATATTAAGAGCATTTAACTTCAGTTGTTCTGCTTCTTTTTCCATATTATGTATATACTAAATCAGAAAATCCAAATAGAGATGGTGTTTCTTTCATATAATTATTCATACCATTAAATGAAGCTACTGATACAACTTTAGTTCCAGTGCTTCCACCTGGTTCTAAATATCGATCTGCTTTTTTCTGCTCTCTCATATCAATTGGAGGTAATTCTTGAATCTCAACACTACTTACATCATTATCATCATCTAATTTAAGATTTTTTTCTTTATTTAAATCTTGATTCAACATGAATGGAAAGAAAGAATTTCCGCCTATGTCACCGTCTATATTTGTCGTGGTTGGAGGACCATAACCCTCTAATATACGATTACCATCAAGATCTTTAGGTGATGCCAAGTCAGTAAGTATTTCCGCAGTTCCTTGATCTAAACCCTCTTTTTTTAATTCATCCACTGAGTTTTCAGCACCTTCAACTTTTGCATCAAAAACCTCTTTACCTATTTTTGATAATGCGGCGAAACTTACTAAAATTCCAAGACCTGCTAGAACCACTGGATTTGTTAGTATAGCAAGCAACCCAGATCCAACTGATACAATATTTGCTATTGTTCCTGCAAGACTCAATGCAACTAATCCAGCTCCAACTGCTACAATCAATCCCATATGTTTATTAATTAATTGATATGCTTGTGTAAGTTTAGCCTGAATATTTTTAAAAGTATCTCCTGAGAAAAATCCAATAATTTTATCAAAATTTCCTACCACATAATTAATTAATAAACCTGTGCCTAAAATTTTAACAAGAGAAAATATTTTAGAGAATATATTTCCTAAAGGTTTTATTGTTTTCCTTGCTGCTGTTGCAACAGTTTTTTCTGTTTTCTTAGTTTCTAATCTTTCTTCAAAGTTTTGTCTTCTTATTTCTAATTTCTCTGATCTACTTTTTTGTAGTAATAATTTTTTTTCATCGACTCTTGAATCAAAATCCTCTTCTAACTGTCTTGCAATATCTACTAATACCTCATTAGTAACCATCAAAGATTCTTGAAGACTACTCATTTTTGGTGTTATTTTTTCACCAATATTACTTCTATTTGTTTGTATTATATTTTTAAGTACAGTAATTTTCTTCTCATTATTTGCTACCCTCTTCATGAGAGAACCACTTCCAAATGAGAAAGTGCTTTTGTTAATCTTAGGTGTGCTTACTGTATCAGGTTCCACGTTGTTGTGCCTTTAGGTTTTCTTCTTCAATATATTCTTGAAGTAATGATACATAGATATCCTTTTCCCAAGGAATCATATTCTCAATTTCTGTTAGTGAATATTTATGATGCTGAATCAGGGCAAAGTTAATTTTATAGTATGACTCCAGATTCGTATGAGCCATACCTAGCTGAAAAAAGCAGCCAGTCCCTCCAATACAACATCTGACTCTACTTCTGTTTGAGGATTCTTCACCTTAACTGTATGTGTTAATTTAGGCATCGTAGTAAAGAAATCTTCAATTAACTTAAATTGTTTTGAATTTAATTGTTCAACAAACTCTTCAAGTTCTTTTTTTGTAGATTCAGATCCACTCCAACTTTCTTCATCATTATAAATCATATCGATACATGATGTAATCATACTAAGAGTCGTTTTAATATCACTAGACTCTTCATTTGCTTCAAAATTATTTTCAATAAATTGATCCATTGATGGATATTTCATTTTCAAAGATAAAACATCATCTAATTTGATAACATTAGAGTGTTTTTTATTCTTCTTAACCTTGATTGAATCAAGATCAATTGCAACCTGAACTGATGTTTTATTATCATCAGGGCAAGTAACATTCACTTCAACACTCTCACCAACAGACTTTGCTCTTACATTTAAAAATAAGTATTCAATATCAAATGTTGATAAAGTATTAATTCTAATTCCTTTCGTTAGAATACAAGCATTTAGTATTTCAACAACAGAATTAGTAATCTGTTTCATATCTTCAGACTCTAATGCCATAATTAGAATCTTTTCCTCTCTAACCAAAAAAGGTCTATATTTTATTTTTTTGTTGTTAGAAGGCAACACCAACTCATAAGTCGGTGTATTAACTTTTGGTAAAGGCATAATGTACTATCAACTCAGTAAAATTATTTATATGGGTTTTCTAACCGTTTACTATATAGCGGTCATAATTGAAAGAAACTGACACCTTCAATATATCAGCAGGACCATAGGTTACTGGAATAGCTGACATACTCTTTGGAAATACGTTTACAAATCGGTATCTCATTGTTCTTTTGAAGTTTTTCTCAAATTTATTAATATACATCGTATTGCATTTATATGAGTCAGGATATCTCATTCTTCTGTAGAAAGCACGATCCTCCTGTATGGTAGAATCATCTGCTCCACTTGAAATATATTCCATCCAACCTTCAAATATTTTAAGTAAAGTATAATCCTCATCAATATAAAATTGAAAATCTATATCAGTGTAAATTCTAGTATGAGCAAACTGTTGCGGAACACCCATGAAATTATCTCTGATATCTGCTGTTGCATATGCGGTTGTTGGAAGTGTTGCGGAATTACAAAGTATACCTGCTGTTCTTGAAAGAAAAGGTCTTATATCAGAAATGCCACTATAACCATTCAAATACTCTTCAACTGCTGGTGTCAAAGATGAAAAAGTCACAAGAAAATGATTAGTTTGTGCTAAAGGACCTATCAGATTCTTAGCAACCGACATGTTATATGGTCTTATTGTTGTTTCTGCCACTCTAAATAAGTATGATTGTTATTTCTATTTATGTCTTATAAAGGAAAATATTATCCTTCTTACCCCCGAAAGTATAAAGGTGATCCCACAAACATCATTTATAGATCACTTTGGGAGAGAAAATTCATGGTGTATTGTGATAAAAATGAGAAAATACTTGAATGGGGAAGTGAAGAGATCGCATTACCATATCGTTCTCCTGTTGATAATAAAGTTCATAGATACTTTCCTGATTTCTACATCAAGGTTCAAGAGAATACAGGTAAGATAAAACGATACTTAATTGAAGTTAAACCACTCAAACAAACAACAAAACCAAAAAAACCGAAGAGACAAACAAAAAGTTATTTAAGAGAAGTATATGAATACGCTAAGAATCAAGCAAAGTGGAAAGCAGCAACAGAGTTTTGTGAAGATCGTTTATGGGAATTTAANGTNATGACNGAAAAAGAACTAGGAATCAAATGAGTCGCATCGCACCACTAGTAAATGAACTGGCAGGTACAGAATCTGCTGATGATGTCATGCAAGAAGTCTTAGGAGCATTAACAGAAGGATCTGCTCCTGAAGCTGGAAATATCTATGTGTTTGTATATCGACCTAAAACACCTAACATAAGATATGATGAACATCCACTTGTGGCCGTGACAAGTGTTTACTCTTGGGGTTTCAAAGGTATTAATTTTCATTGGGGTCAATCTCGTCAATATACCTTTTCAGATGTAGTAGGTGGACTCTATCGTGCAACAAATGACGAGTTGAGAGATCTAAATACATTACCGTTTGCGAAATTTCGTATAAATAACTAAAAATAGGTCGATAATGACATTTGCAGATTTTAGAGAAGATCCAGAAGAGAATCGTAAACTCCAAGAAGAATTTAAAAATAATAACGCCGATAGAGTAAAATCTAACGAAAGACCAGATACTGTAGAAACAAAACCAAATGAAAAAACGAATGAACAACGTCGTAATTCTTTAGATGCGTTAATAGCTTTAAGTAGACTTAACAGAAGAAGATATAACGAAAAAGTAAGGGGTGGTGTTTTAAGATATCCTCTTGAAGCAATGACTGAACACACTGATTACTTACAGATTGATATTGAAAGATACGTTCCTATTGGTTCAAATTATGTAAATGCACCTGGTGATGATAATAGATATGTGACTGGAAATAATTTCACAAATCGTGCTGGTAGACGAAGTGCTCAAGGTTTATCTACTAAACCATTAGTTAATGACGGAACAATTTTACTACCCATACCATCAAATTTACAAGACACTAATAATGTAAAGTATGATGCATCAAGTTTAAATGGATTACAGGCAGTTGGAGCATCAGCTGTTACTGAATTAGTTGGTGATTTTGGTCCGAGAATGGGTGAGTTATTTGATGGTGCAAAAAGAGGTCAATTAATGACTGATTTTATGGCTGCAGGAATGAATAAAATGAAAGATGTAGTGTCGGGAGTTGGTAATCCTGGTGTAGCATTAGAATTTTTCAATCAACAATTAGCTGCTTCAGCATTATCATTATTTGGTAGTCAAATTACTGCGAATCAATTATTCCAAAGAGCAAATGGTGAACTTATAAATCCACACATGGAGTTATTATTTGGTGGTCCGACACTAAGAAACTTTAGATTTGCATTTAGATTAGCACCTCGGAATGAAAGAGAAGCAGAACAAGTTAGATTAATTATTCGTGCATTCAAAAGAAATATGGCACCGAAGTCACAAGGTGGCACCATAGGTTCTGGATCATTCTTTCTTAAAACACCTAACGTGTTTAAGTTAAGATATCGAAGTGGTAGAAAAAATCATCCATTCTTGAATAAATTTAAACAGTGTTTCATGACAGACATGCAAACAACCTATACTGGTGAAGGAGTCTATTCAACATATGAAGATGGCACACCAGTTTCTATGACACTTGATGTGGCATTCAAAGAGATACAACCAATTTACGATGTTGATTATGATAACGATCCAGGCACAGAAGCAGTAGGTTACTAATGGGATATTTTAGAGAACTTCCTAATTTAAGATACCCATCTTTTCTAAAGGATAAAACATCATCACTTGATTATGTTGAAGTAAAGAATATATTTCGTCGTGCAAAAATAAGAGATGATTTACAAAACAATTTTACAGTATTCGATAAGTTTCAAATTCCAGAAGGTGCAAGACCTGATACTGTTGCCGAAGCATTATATGGTAGTGCTCAGTTTGATTGGGTGGTACTAACCACTGCAGGAATAATTAATGTAAGAAGTGAATGGCCATTAAATAATCGTGATTTATATAATTATGCTTATAGTAAGTATGGTGAAAGTTTAAACTCTGTCAGATTTTATGAAACAACAAAAGTTAAAGATTCAAGTGGTAGATTGATATTGCCAGCAGGTAAAGTTGTTGATAGTGATTTTACGATTCCGAAACCTGGTGAACCAACTGCAACATTA